GCGCTATCGGCAGATATCGCGCTGAGTGCTGGGGATGTGGGCGCATTGCCTATAGCGGGAATCGCAGCGGCAGCGGCCAAGCTGGCAATTCCCAGAAAAATTAATGGGATAGCATTTGATGGTACAGCGGACATTGATCTAAATGGGTCACGAATATGGATTTCAGGTGAATACACGCCCGCAACCAGCACACCTATCGTGGTATCTCACGGATTGGTCGGTATTAATCCCCTGCACTGTCGTTGCGATGTGTTGGTTAAATGTGTCGTCGCAGAAGGGGAATACCGTGTCGGTGAGTTTGCGATTAATCCCATGACTCTTTTTATAGAACAAGGTGTCGCCCATCCATATGCTTTGTTGCCAGCATTGAATGCTGGCACTGTGCAGTTGAACATCATGCATTATCTTGCCGCGTCATTTAAAACCAGTACGATAGGTAATATTCGATTAAACATGGCTAATTGGCGTTGCATTCTTCGTGTTTTTTATTAGAGGTACAGTAGATGGATATTCAATATTGGAAGCACAAAGATGGCTGGATCTATATTGGAAATGAAACAGAGGGAGCTCGACCCGCTACAGATGAAGAGATCACTCTTCATCAAAGTGCGGTGAATTTACCTGATACTGTAGCTGATACAATAAATTGATAGATATAAATCAGGGGCGAATCATGCCGAAACGCCCCTGTTTTTTAAGCAAAAGATATTTTCTTTATTTTCGCTATGAACTTCTCTTCAACGAGATAATATGAAACCGTCGCCATCATGAGATTGAATATGCCGACAACCATCCAAACCTGATAATTTTCCAATCCCAAAAAAACACTCGGGTATTTTACAAAAAATAATATTATAGGTATCTGCATGAGATAAAAAGAGTAGCTTATCTTACCTAGCAAAACAAACGGCCGCGCAAATAGACTTAATTCAATCTTTGAACAAGCAAAAACAAAAACCAAAGAAGCGGTTGCTAGTACTGTAGCGAAATTCCTTTTCATGAATCCGTAATTGCCTATTGGAGATACAAAAAAAAGAATCAACAAAGAAAAACAAATTAACAATATTTTGTGTTTTTTTAATGTTAATTTAAAGCCATTTATATACATAACACCAAGAGCCATTCCGATAACAAACTCAGGAAGTCTATGTATTGGGCTTATGTAAAAATATGGCATGTTATCTGAGCCACTAAACACCATGACAAAGGGAATGATTAGCGATGTTGTAACATATGCTATCAATAAAGATAGTTTAGGGTTCTTTTTAACTAATGGAAGTATTAATGGAAATACCATATAGAAAAAAAGCTCTGTGGAGACCGACCAAGACCCCCCGAAGTGCCAAGAAGAAAATGAATCCGGTATCCATGATTGCATCCCTGTAAAGTACAATACAAGAGATGGTATTAATTTTTCGTTTTCAATATCAAATAAAAAAGGCAGCGACACTATCCCCATAAAAATATATGCTGGATATATTCTTAATATTCTTGCTTTTATATAATCACTTCGTATGCCATTTCTGGCAGACCAAGCCATAACGAAACCCGACAAAACGAAAAAAAATGACATACCAACTGCACCATTATTAATTATTCTTGTAATAAAATGAGGTACATCAAGAGGGTACCTAATTTGGCAGTGAAAAATAAAAACATAAAAGGCTGCAATAAATCTAAAAATAGTCAATCCGTGTAATTGATTGTTATTTGAGCCATTTTGGTTTGAAAAATTCCCCATGCTTCTTATCCCTGTGCGATTTTTAAAGACCCATAGTTATCGGGATGATTTCCGATTTCTTTAGGTTTTTATCAGGACATCCAAGTTAAGTGCTGGATTTACAGTCAATCGCAAACGTGAATTGATCGCTACTGCCGATCAATAACGTAAAATCGATCTGTATAAACGTTTATAAAATAGTCACCCAAAATGTCATTATGTTGTTGGTTTTAAAAATAATGATATATCAGGGAAAGCGAAGCCCACTGTTTGCCAGGCAGTGGGCTTTTTTCATCGAGTACAGTTAAAAGCGTCTGTGTTAGATGGGTAGTCCGATATCCATATCACCCAGCATTTCCCGCAAATCCTCGCTAACCCGTTCAAGGTTCAATGTAAATGAGATATGCCGTGCTTTACCGTCGCTAAAAAACTCGGAACGGGTTTTGTTAATGTTGGTAATCACGTACATACCGTAGATGTTTCCCGTCCCTTCGATCAACGGCCAGGCTTTTCCTGTGTAGGCCATTGTGTCCAGCACGTTTAATGACACGTCACCGCCGGTTATTTCTGGGTACAGCTCACCGGCCAGAGTGATTTTATCTTCCCCTGCGCCGATGTACTGATAACGCGGGGATCTGCCTACTCGGTCATTTTTAACATGTCGCCAGCTGCTGTCATGGCTTAGGGATTGGTACGGTGTAGTCTGCCGCATAAAGACGAACATACCCAGAATCATCATCATGATAAAAGCCCTATACGTGATCGGTTAGTTGTGAGCGCTGGCGACGCTGCTTACGACGTTCAATATCGTCTATTTCCCGCCGCAGCCTGGCGACGAGCTTGTCTTCATCCAGGCTGCGTGCATCCTGAATCGTGATATTGATTTCATATTTGTCTGTGCTGGCCATGCCGGCAGACATCGCCGTTTTCATCTGTGCTGCAGGTGAATTGATGGCTGGAACGTCTGCCCCAGCAGGTTGAACAGTGAACGGCAGGACAGACGCGGCCAGCACACCGGCGGTTTGCTTCACCCGTTCCAGTAAAGGGACTTTGGGCTGTGCAGGCATAACCTGTGATTCACGGTAGCCGTTCGCCAGCATGACCGCCGGCGGCACGTTTTTAAAAACGATATCACCCAGTTTGTTGGGATCTTTTTTCTCGTCAGTTTTTGCCGTGCTGCCTGTTTTTGCTGTCGTTGGGTTGCTGCCAGTCAGATCCTGCAATGCTCCAGTTTGTTTAGGCTTATTGCTTTCACCTGCCGGCGGTTTTGCTGACTCGCCAGTTTTAATCACCGCATCGGCTTCTTTGGGGGGCTGCGGCTTCCATTCCTGCGCCACCATTTTCTTTTGTTTCTTATCCCAAACGTACATAACCGGCTTTTTAGATTCATAGCCTTTTTGTGGGATTGCCCCATTCATGGCATTTGATGCCGAGACGGCGGCGTTTGCGGCTTCAGGGATAACCCCCAACTTCTCCAGTATCCAGCCAATACCTTCAGCAACTTTCAAAATAACTGTTACTACGCCACCAATCGCCATCCCAACCACTTCACCAAACACTTTCCCTGCTTCCGTGCACTGTTTCAGCGATTCAGATGAGGCGTTGACCGGTTCAAACAGTTTTTTGAACCAGTCCCATACACCACTAATGGCGCGCCCTATCCCGTCAAAAATAGGCGATAACGCAGAGAACGATTGTTTAACCGGTTCAAGGCCCGCAACAAGACCGCTAAAATAGCCACTGAAAAATGCCTTGATCGGCTCCCAGTATTTGTAAATCAATACTCCGGCCGCAACGATTGCCGCGCCGATAATGCCGATGGGGCTGAGCAACAGCATGAAGCCAGTACGCAGGATGTTAAATACCGCCATACCTGAACCACTCAGTGCAGAAAATCCAGATGTCGCCAGTATCCGCACGCCATTCCCCAACGCTGATAATGCCGCGCCTGGCTGAGTGAACACCATAAGCAACGCACGGCCAGCACCTTGGGCAATGTTGCCAATGCTACCGATACCACGGTGTATACTGGTAAGGATGCCGCCCCATGCCCGCATGCTGGACAGGCCACCCGTCATCATGTTGCGGAATCGACCGAACATGCCGGCGGCCACGCCGATCCCTCTACCGCCCGTAAGCAGGGATAAACCCAGTTGAAGTTTGGAGAATGGCCCCATCAATATGCCGGTAGCAAGGGACATGGTGCCAATTGCAGCGGTGAGCGCCAGTGCACCGCCTACAACCACAAGCAGCGTTTGAGCTAATTCAGGGTTAGCCGTTACCCACTCACGGACGCTATTCACTAACCCCATAGCGCTCTGGGCCAGCGTGCGCAAAATACCTGAATCATTTTCAAAAATATCAAAGCGTAGCCCACTCAGCGCGCCAACCAGCTGATCGATATCACCCGACAAGTTATCGCGTAACGTGCTGCCCATGCGTTCAGCCGTTCCGCTGACATTGCTAAACTGGTCTGTGGTATTTGCCAATGCTGACAGGAAGTTAGGGATCTGATCGATAGAAAGGTCTTCTATCGGGGTGCCGAATAATGCAATGGCTGCATTCGCCCGTGCGGCTGGGTCTTTAATCTTCAATAGCCCCTGTGCAGTTTGCTGCATCGCGTTGCGCGCCTGTGCACCGCCGCTAGCAATGGCAGATGACGCGCGCTGTGCATTCAGTCCGATTGCGTCATACGCCTCTACACTGGCTTTGGACATGTCAGAGCCGCGAATTGAAAATTCTTTGATGGCGTCGCCAGTCTTATCCAGCGCAAACTTTCCTTGCTGTGCCATGCTGACAAGCAGTGTCATGGCTTCAGAACCGCTGTAACCCATGTTCCTGAAATGCGTTGAGTACTCATGCAATATCTCAGGTAACTCGCCGCGCATCTGAGTAGACACGCGTTGCATTCCTGCCGCCATCAGATCGAATGCTTCATCGCTGCTGCGAGCCAGGCCATTTTTCATCATAATGGCGGCGATCTGGATATGTTCCGCCGTATCGCCGCCAAGCACGGATTGCATATCTAACGCTTTGCGCGAGATCCGGTCTAACTCAGCTTCACCGACCTCACCTAATGCGCCTAGCGAGCTACGCACCGCAGATACAGTGTTAGCGATCTGAGCGAGGTCATTGCTCACGCCGGCGCTATTAATCCCTTTAATGATTTTCGAATACTGCGCCCCCATTGCAGGGGCTTCGGCATTTTGCGCAGCAATCACCGCCCCGCTTTTATCTGATTGCAGATTAGGGGCCATCATTCTGGCGCCGACATACGCACCGGCTGCGCTGGCACCTATTGCCATTGCCCCCGAGCTACGCAGGTTACTCGCCGTCTGCTGCATCCGATCATAGCGTGCGCGTGCCTGCGTCACTGCCGCTAACCGCCGTTGCTGTTCCGCTAACATACGGTTATAGCGTGCGGTTTGATCGCTAATCTGGTCTGTTGCCCTGCGGCTGCGGTCGAGTATCACGCCGTGCCGCGCCAGCTCTGCCCGCAGTTGTTTTAACTGTTCGGTTTCGTTGGTCTGAGCCGTTGATAATTGCCTGATCAGCTCACGCTGCCGTTTCAGTGCCGCGTTTTGTTCGTCCGTTCGCGCACTGGCGACACCGAATTCGGCACGCATCGCGGCGGCTTTGGCTTTAGCTTGTTCCAGTTCGCGGGTTGTTTTAGCGGATGCAGCGCTCAGACGGTCAAAGCTGCTGGCCTGCCGTCCTAATCCGTTGAGGGTGTTTTGTGTTGCTCTGATTTGGTCAGCCAGCGCCGCCGTGCCGCTGCGTGCAGCACTGACGGGCCGAGCCATATTATTGATCGCGCTGAACGCCACGCGAATATTGAGATTGCGATCTGTCATTCCGAGTTTCCGCTTCTAACGGCTGCTCGGCTGCGCCAGGCCAGCAGTTCATCTACTGGCATGGCATCCATCGCCGACGGCAACCAATGGAAAATTGCTGCGATGTCGGCCATCACCTCTTCAACACAGTTAAACGGGCAATGAATTACGCCGTTACCGCACCCGTCTCGTTCGCTGGGGAAGAGGGTTGCAAAAAAGTGGCCACCGCATTGGATAGCTGGCAAAAGTCCCAGGTATCCATCGTGGTAAGTTCTTCTTTCGTCAGCGCCGGACTGGTGACACGCGGGAGCAACGTCAGCAGGCTATCAACATCGGACGTCATCACATCGTAGACCTTCAGCCCGCGCAGCGATCCGGCCTGCTTCAATGCGCCGGTGATCGTGACTTCTTTCACATCACCGCCTTTACGCGTGATCGGGTTTTGCAGAATGACGACGTTATTTTGTTTCTCAGTCATGGTAGAAGTTTCCTGTTATAGCCCAACGTTAGCGCGGTGTTTTTCCAGCATATCGACACCGGCCACTTTATAAATCATGTTCAGCACATCCACTTCCATGACCTCTTCACCGCTGATCGTCAGCTTGAAGTAGGTATTTTTCAGGGTGTATTTATGTGCTGTATCTTCACCCACTTTTGCAGAGCCTGGGTCAAGCTCGGTAAACCGGCCACGCGTCTGGATTTCACACGGCACCGCTTCGCCCGTCGCTTCATCCTGATAAGAACCCGCAAAGCGCGTTTGCATACCGTCCGCAGTGGAGACGCCCCACTTTTTCAACAAGCCAGCATCCAGCCCGCCGAGCGTGATTTCCATATCCAGCGCGCCCGCATCAAAACCGAAGTCAATCGCGACAAAGCCAGGCATACCACCTGCCTGATAGTCTTCTGTCTTGCGCGTGAGTTTGGGTGGTGTCACTTCCGGAACCTGGCCGAAATAGTTGTCACCGTCGATAAACAGATTGAAGTATTTAAGTTTTTTTGGCAGAGACATGATTTACCCCTTACCCGCTGAACGTATTAGCGAACGTCGCGAAGTATTCGTCAGTAAACTCCTGCACCAGATCCAAATGCTCCAATGGCGGAACGGGTGTGTAGTTGTACTTGATGGTTAATTTTCCAGTGCGCAGCGTTTCGCCGGTGTTGGTTTCTTTGTCATACCAGCAATTAGCACCCAGCAGACGGCCGGCAGTGACCAGCGCCGTTAACTTGCGGTTGATGCCGTCCACAATATCTTTTGCCAGTGACGGCGTAAGCGGCTTATCAATGTAGAAGAAATGCGCTTCTGCGATGGTGTCTGCGAGGATTTGCGCTGTACGGGTATAGCTTTCAAACAGATAGGTTTCACGGTCACAGGTGCGCGATCCCCAAAAGCGAAAACCGTTCTGCTTAATCAGCGTGGTGATGCCGTTGCTGTTCAGCTCATCCGCGTCGGTATCGGTTCCCTGTAGCGTGAAATACACATCTTTGCTCAGTCCCAGCACACCGTTTACAGCAACGTTGGATAACACCTTGTGCCAGCCCGTCTCCGCATCAATTTTGGCACGCAGGCCAACCGCAAACGCTGGCGCAGGGACGGTCGCGTTTTCCCCTTTTGCGGTGTCGTAGGCGATAAAGTCAGGCCAAATCACCATAAGTTCACGCTGGGAGAAATTTTCGCGGTACGTTTTCGCCGCCGCGATAGTTGCGCAATCATGCGCACTGACATAGGCGAACGCGTTTAGCTTTTCAGCCATTACGGCCAACTGTGCGGCAACGGCTTGAGTGTCCAGCTCAGGCACTGCCAGTACACGCGGACGAACACCAATACGCGCCTCTGCCGACAGCAGCGCATACAGCCCCGTATAGCGCCCGTTGGCATCGGAACCGCCGATCACTAACTGATCCTGAGTCGGTTTAGGTTCATTGCCTTCTGCGGGCGCGTTCGCTGCATCTGCCACGCGGATCACTACCGTTTGAGGGCTGGCCTGATCGGAAATGCATTTCAGCGTGGTGTGTAACGTGCCTGTTTTACCCGCTTTGCCCAATACGCTGGCAACACGGGTTAACAGTACCGGTTCGTTTAACGGGAACGTATCAGCGTCGGCATCATCGGCGGTACACACCACGCCGATCACTGCCGAGTCGATATCGTTAATGATGGTGCTGAGATCCGTTGTTTCTCGGACGGTCACACCGTGATGATAATTAGTCGCCATGCTTGTTGCCTCAATGCGTCAAATGTCCGGCTTCATGATTGCGGGATTTCACTGCCTGCGCACGGCGTTTGCTGTGTCTTAGAGCCGTGACAACCAGCGCCGGTTGTCCCTACGCGCGCGTAACGCGAGTATTCAGACAGAGATCAGGGGGTAACAATGTCAATCATGGACACGCTAGGGGCTATTTCTGGGCGGCTGGACGAGTATTCACCCCGTCCGGCGTTTATGGTGAGGGTTGGTGATAAGCAGGTTACAGAGCTGAATGATCGGCTGATGTCGTTATCGCTGACAGATAACCGAGGCTTTGAAGCGGATTCGCTGGAATTGGTGCTGGACGATGCAGACGGAAAATTAGCCCTGCCGGAGCGTGGGGCAAAAGTTACCGTGGCGCTGGGCTGGGCGAATGAACCGCTAATCAGCAAAGGGATATTTACGGTTGATGAAATTGCGCATCGTGGCCCGCCGGATCAATTGACTATCAGCGCCCGCAGTGCCGACTTCAGAGAGTCATTCAACGTCAAACGCGAATACAGCTGGCACAATGTGACCGTTGGGTTTGTGGTATCTGCCATCGCTAGCCGTTACGGACTGAAAGCCGGTGTAACGGAACGGCTGGCGAAGCTGGAACTTGATCACGCTGACCAGACGAATGAATCAGATATCAGCTTCCTTACGCGCATGGCGGAAATGGTAGGCGCAATCGCAACCATAAAAAACGGCATGTTGCTGTTCATTGTGCCAGGGCAGGCGGTTTCGCAAAGCGGCAAGCCGTTACCGGTCATCACCATTACACGCAGTAGCGGGGACAGTCACAGCTTCCGCGTTGCTGACCGCGACGCGTACACTGGTGTCACGGCGTACTGGCTGGATCTGAATTTTGGCAAAACCAAGACCACAAAAGTGGCGCGTAAACGCAAAGAAAATACCCCTGTCAAAAAGAAAGAACCTGCATCAAGCAGCAAAGAGGGGAATTATCTTGAGGGAACAGAAGGTAATGTTTATGTCATGCGTTCGACGTTTAAAACCGAGCAAGCTGCAAAACGCGCGGCGGCGGCAAAATGGTCGAAATTACAGCGTGGTGCCGCAGAATTCAGTATGACGTTAGCGCGAGGCCGTGCCGACTTATATCCAGAATTACACGCCCGTATGTCTGGGTTTAAAACGGTTATCGATAATGCAGACTGGATAATTACACGCTGCGTACATGAAATTAGCCAATCAGGATTTACTACATCGCTGGAATTTGAAGTGAAAATAACGGATTGGGCAGCAGACGATAATGATGATTAATACAGCGTCTGTGTATAATACTGATAACACCAACCGTTTGAGGGGTTGTCATGGCGATCAAATGTCCAAAGTGCCGCGCAACTGCAAAAACACGTACCAGCGTAGAACTCAGCCCATTGGTTCGACGTAGCTATCACCAGTGCCAAAACATGATGTGCGGCTACTGCTTTACCAGCATGACGCACATTGATGAATCACTGAACGAAACGAAACCCGCTCCTGGCGCATGCGTCCCCACCAATATCTTTCCCCGTAGCCACAAGGGGGAAAATCAGTTGGATTTAGCGCTGTAG